ATGAGTATCATAAAGGAGATGTGGTTGATAGTAATGAAGGTAAGATCAATGATTATCATACAAGGCATGAAGATAAGCATCTAGAAGTCTATTGTGATAATCATCCTGACTCATTAGAGTGTAGAGTGTATGATGATTAAAGCACGTTAAGTTAAGAAATGCTAACAAAAGGGGTTTATCCCCTTTTCTATCCCCTTTTCTTGTTGACAAGAGTTGTCAAACACTATATAATGATAACAAATGAACAGATCAAATGACAATTGATGTTTTAATAGAGAATCAGGAAAAGCAGATTCATAATGATAGGTATCATGGACAGAAATTAGTTACTACCTACCATAGAGTTAAGGTTCATACCAATGAAGCACCACCTATTCAAGAGGTAACTAAAAATCTTGTAAGACAAGAAATATCTAATCTTTCATATAAAGGTGAGATTGTAAGATTGAATCTTGATGAGATTAACTTGATGCAATGTAGAATTGTTGATAAGGATCCAACCAATGTAGCAGAAATTCTTAACTTCCTTCAAGAAGAGGGATATGATCCTACACAGTTACCACCTGCTGTAGTTAGATTTAGAGGTGAATATTATCTTATTAATGGTCATCATCAATATGATGCACTTAGTCAAAGAGGTCAAACTATTTGGATCTTTGATGTGTATGAGTGGAATGGTAAAGATGATTTTGATGTGTTTAAGAGTTTCTTAAAAGGACTTGGTAGGAAGATCAATTTAACAGGAGCACCACCTAAAAAAGATCAAACACCTAAAGATCTAAGTGAAGGTTATATTAAAGAAATTCAAGAGAATAAAGAACGTACTGGTATAGCATTTTTAGAGTATGATAATAATGGTGTTCCTATACCATTGGATAAAGCATCTGTAGAACGTGTTTTAGAGAGAGATGGTTTTACTTCTCGTTGGAGTCCAGACCACTCTTCAGGTAAAAAATCAGTTTATACAAAAAATCTAAAACGTATCCAAAATTGGGAAAGTCATACTACAGTATCAAATATTAGAGCATTTGATGATGCAAGAAGAAAGAGGGTTATTAAGGGTGGTAAGTTTACTGATAATGGTAAGAAAACAGCAGATGGATTTAAAGGTTATATTGTATGTACCGATAATCCTAACTCAGATGGTATAAAAGGATTTACACAACTTATAGGTATTAAAGAACCAGTTAGATTTTTAAGTTATTCAAAAGAAACTGACAATGCTGAAAACATTATCAAGAATGAGACAGCATATCTTCAGAAAGCATATGACTTATATAAAGAATCTATTGCATTTCACAATAAACTTGTGCTAAAATGTGAGAAGGAAGAAAGACATCAAAATAAAGTTATTCCTTATACTAAAGATCAGTTTCTCTCTTCATTTGAGTGGTGGGCAGTATCACAATTGGATGATGAGGATGGTGAAGTAACACAAAGATGATTACTATTTTACAGCAATCTGCTGAAGAAATGAATATAATAGACCAGACGATTGATCTGGTCTATATGGATCCCCCCTTTGGTTTACAGAGGGATTTTACTATGTTAGAGGAAGATGGTAAAGAGAAGAGTTTTTCTGACCATTGGGATTCATTTGATGATTATATTGATTGGTATGCTAATATTATTACACTAGCATACGATAAACTTAATGATAATGGTTGGATATACTTACATAATAACTTCATAGGTAATGCTCTAGTTCTTTCTAAGTTAGACAATAAGATTAGAGATTCATTCTATACAAATATATCATGGAAGAGATCAGGTCCGAAGAATAATATTAAGAATGGTTGGGGTAATATTGTTGACAGTATCATGGTATTGCAGAAGGGTAAACCATACTTTGATGTTCAATATACACCATTAGATCCCAAGTATGCAGAGAATAGTTTCAAGAATAAAGATGAGGTAGGTTTCTATGCACTAGCAAAGGTTACAGGTGAAAAGAGTAGACCATGTAAGAGATACGAGTATAAGGGATACAATCCTGACTATGGATTTCGCATGTCTATTGATAAACTAACTGCATTGGATGAACAAAACCTCTTACACTTTGGTAAGAATATGATCTATAAGAAGATATATTCACATGAGTCTAAAGGTGTTCCAATACAAAATTTCTGGGATGATGTGTATTTCATATCAAGAAGTGAGAAGAATAAGAGGAAATATCCCACCCAGAAACCCATAAAACTGCTTGAGAGGATCATTAAATCCTCTTGCCCCCCTGATGGATGGGTATTAGATCCCTTCTGTGGTTCGGGCACAACTGCGATAGCATCCTTGAACCTTGATAGGAATTGTATCACAACTGATGTGAATCCTGATGCAATATCCATAGCACAGGGGTCAGTTGATGAAGTGGCACAAGAAAGGTTTAATCCATTGCTGGATGCACTATAATAAGCACATGGGAAAACAAACGAGGTTCCTAACTACTCTGACAAATGCAAGGATCTATGGTTGTCTCTGTTCAGCAGAGAAATTACGTCCTGTAAGTCTAATAGAAGCAGAGACATGATGTTAAGGTAATGCACTGTCCCCTCAGTTTTGTTTTCTCTCACCTTATCACACAGAAACGAGGAGATGGATGTGCCTCTGGGATCGCAACCCAAGAAAGAACTAACATCCCACGTGTTTTTTATTCCCTTTTAAAATGTCTGATCTATTAAACAGTTACACATTTGAGGCAAAGAAAATTGTTTACTATTCAGTAACAGTTGGTGCAAATAATAAAACTGAAGCAAAAAGAATTGCATCTGATTTTGAACATTGCAAACATTATGAAGAGGTTGAGTATTGTGAAGGATATGAATATAAGGTAGGTAAACTATTAGAATCAACTGATGATAAGGCATGTAAATCAATTAGAACCAACTAGAGATACCAGTCTGAGAACTGTCACACTCGTCCTTGTCGTATGACGTAAAACTGCTATACTATGTAAGTTGAGAGATATGTGGTTCCTATGCCCCGATTAAGTTTGGGGGTTCAGGTGTAAGCGATTCCCATAGGGTAAATTTGGTCTCTTGGGTGAAACCCATTGTGCAGACCCACTCTCTCAACTGCTGCAACCCCCTTTGGTAGTTTCAGGGTTGGAGGCGATAGGAAACTACCACACCCCTTTGTGGTATGACTTAGTACCTTCTTTGAAAGGTGAAGCACCTCTTGAGCATACCACACCCCTTTGTAAACGACACTATTATTATCATGTCACCTAATTTCGCAGAATTCCTTTTGGATACTACCAACAATGGAAATGAGATCCTATCAGTTCTTGAGGATATTGTAGAGGTAGTAGAGACAGGAGGAACCGACCTGTAGGACAGTTGAATAAGTGTAACAAACCCCCTTCTCAGGGGGTTTTTTACTGCTATAATATAAGAGTAAACAAATCAAGGACATCTAAATGACTGCTACACCAGTTCAGACTACACTTGAAGAGAGAGTATTGGAGTGGACAGAGCAACTATGTGATTCACTTGCAGAGAACTACAAGCAGTATCACAGAAGAATGATTGAGACAAACAATGCATACTTCAATGCTGATGGTGATAAGGAACTATCAAAGTATGCACAGAAGCAGATAGATGAGATGGATAATGGAACTGCTAACCTAATGAAGTTTAGAATACAGAATGGTAGAAAGTATTATAAGATCATCCAACAGGACTTTGATACATTCAGAGATAGAAATGAGTATCGTGATGGTGGAGTTCATGCTTTTGTGAATAAGAAAACTGGAGAACTTCACAAAGCAGATTCATGGAAGTCACCCTCAAAACATGTGCGTTATGATCTAAGAATCATCAATGAGCGTGAGTATGTACTTGATCCACGTAACTGCGGTTGGGCAGGTGGTTATCTTTATCAGAGAGGTTAATCATGTTAGTAAACCTATCCAAAGATGAGATGTCAACAATCCTTTATGTATTAGAGGGTTATGTTCAAAGTAAAATTGATAGTTTTGAGGATGATGAATCATGTACTGAGATTGATGGTATATTTGAGAAATTTGAAGGTATCCTAGATGCCTGTGAATGTCAAGCACAAACCCAACAAGAGGAAATCCAATGACTTACAAAATTGAAGTTGATGTATTAGAAGCAGTTCAGGATTTCTATCCAGGATTGTCAGAAGAGGAAGCAACTCAGATTGCAGAGTCGATTGTAGATAAGTGGGATTATACCCAGATGTATGATAGCATCAATGATGATATCTCATGGTATGCAGATTCCCATGATATTGATTTAGAAGGCAAGGATGGATACATTGAGGATGAACCCGATAGATTCAATAGAGATGCTGGTTCAATCGCAAGACAGAGATTGGTCAATAATAATATACACGTAGTAAATCCACCTAATTCTGCATTGTTTTCATGATCTCTACAGCAGTTGAGTTTAAACCAATTACATCAAGAGTGAGGGCACGTAAGAATGGTAAACACATTCTGTGTCCTAACTGCCGATCAATCAGCAAAGTTTATCACTTCTCATGGTCATCATTACATTGTAACCATTGTGAAGAATATATTGATAAATCATTATGGTCAGTGGAGGTATGATATAATGAGTAATAACCTGAGTAGCAAAGATAAACTTATCTTTATTTCATCTTTCATTTGGACTTTACACTGGGGATCATGTCTTGTTTTGAAACTATCGGATACGGTTATAGCAGCATCCTCTGTGAGGATATTGCCTCTTGGTTTATAAACAAGTATGTACCAAGACATAAATTCTTTGTACGCATAGTACATAAAGGATTGAAGAGAGAACAGTCATTTGGTTTCTGTGACTTTGTAGATCAATCATACAGACCAAGAGTGTTTGTAATTGAGGTACAATCAAACCTATCAAAAGAGATGTACATTAAGACTCTATTGCATGAGTTTGTACACTTGAAGCAGTGGTTACAGGGCACATTGAGAATGAAGAGTGGTAAGATGTATTTTGATGGTGAATCGGTAGAGAAGTATGAGTATATGGATCAACCGCATGAAGTAGAAGCATATGATTCAGAGGAGAGATTAGCAAGGGAGTTTCTATGTGATACATACGGTAAAGAGTTTGCTGAGAAGATTGTAGGAGAGAAGTTATGAGACAAGAGAAGGATGGGGACATTGAACCTACCATAGAGGATATGGAAGCAGCAAAGAAGATGCTGACTGACTTACTTGAATTGGTAGGTGAGAACGATGAACATGCATCGAATTTAAAGAATGACATAGAACAGTTAGAAAATGATATTAAGGAGGCCAGTTCATAAACTGGTACACTGATGCCCTATGGGATGTTCATATCGGTTATAATACTAAAGTAATCAACAAAGGACACCTTATGCTTTTTACTTCAGACCGCCCAGTCAAAGAGTTAAATGATTTTGTAGATTATGTCTGGTCATTCTATGGTGAGCATGACGACACCCTTTATCCGATTCATGGATTAAAGAAGAAGGACATCTATGATGCTTTCTTCATCTATCAAGAGAGAATTGAGAAGGGTGATCTTGAATATGTTCACTATTCATGGGGTGATGGAGATAGTCTTGATCGTGAGAGAGTCAGAGATATAATTCTAGAGCAACCACAATTCATCGCATGGAGTTTTAACTAATGAAAGATCTAACTGATTCACAGAGAGACGAACTAATTTACCAATATGTTGGAATAGTCGTTGATGGTATGGAGATAAAAGATTTAGTAAGATATGCAACAGAGCAACTCACTTCATATTATAATGAAGGTTCATTAGATGATTTGAAGGAGGATGTTGATAATTATGATGAAGAATTATATGATGAGTTAGTTGATAACGTAACTAACCCAATTGTCCTTGATACTAACAACACTGGAGGTAAGTACTAATGCAAGTATTTGATGAAGTAGACCTCTTAGTTGAGGTCTATGAGAACTATCTCACAGAGCAGAGATTACCAATGGTATCTGCTGACGAGCAAGACAAGTCCGAACTTACTACAGAACAGGTAAGATGGATTGAATCATTTGAAACACTATGGGATTTAGCAACATGAACGAAGCAACAACAACAGCACTCACAATCGATGAGTATGAGTTAATCAGTGAGGCACTGAGTGTCTATACAAATACACTGAATGATGGTAAGGGTATTACACTTATCAATCGACAGGCAGGTAGATTACTTGCTAAGTTACAACCTGAGGAGGTCGAATGAGATTAATATTAACAGGCATTATCATTGTTGTAGGTCTGAACATAGGACTCGCAATACGTGATAGTAAGATGTTAGATAAGATAGAAGAACGTAACACTACCATTCAAAATCTACTCCAAGAAACATGAACAGTTCAACTCAACAAATCGCAACAGATATCACATGGTTACAGGATAACTGTGAGATGACTAACAGACAATGTGATGATGTAATCAATGCATGTGAAGACTTAGGTGGTATCAGTGCAGAGTATTTCTGTGAAGAGTTTGTATTCATCTGTGAGGATGAGGACGGCAATGAAGATTTAGATGCACTTAATCGAGTACATGATGATGATTATCTAAGTCTTGATTGGTTTAATACTGTCTTTCAGAAGGAGGATTATATTGACTAATTCTATAAACTTTGCTATAATATCATCATGAACATATTATCATTCTTAGTGCTATTGATTATTATATCAATCTGTGCTATCTCTCTTTACTTTAAAAACTTTGATCCTCATTAATTATGGACAATCTTCAAACTGCATTAGATAACGTCAATAAGGCACTTGCTACATTAAATGAAGTTAAACTTATATTAGAACAACAACCTATAGTAACAGAACATGGTGATGATTATAATGTAGAACATTCAGACGCATATTTTGATTATACACGTAATGATGCTGATGTAAAGAATCCATTTACAGAACCAAAGGACATAGCACGTGCAGAGACAGTTGTAAATCCTACACTTAAAACCAATACATATTCTGTTCAGGAATTAGTCACAACAGGATGGGTGCTGTTAGATAAAGAACTCACTAATTTAACAAAAGAGGAAGCATCTAACAAGATTCAGAATTTAATTGATAATGAATCATATAACCCTGCTGATTTAAGAGTAATTGTGGATGGTCAGAGATGAATACTAAAACCTACGTTATGATATGCTATCTAACAGGATATGTGATAGCACCAGTCTTATCCATACTGATGGTGATGGGTGCAATGACTATTATTAGATCTGACACTCATATAGAACATGTTCAATCTTGACTTTCCTCATGTAGCACCAAATCAATGTAAGTATGAGTACGAAGACTTTCGCAAGAATGTTCTTTCTATTTGGTTATGTGATTATGGTGAATATCATTATACGACACGAAGTCCTATCAATACGATTTGGGGGTTCTACAATACAAAGACTAAACAATATCATGCACCAATTAATTCTAAGAAAATAGGTAAGGTAGTCAGTATAGATAAAACAACTGCATATACAGCAATGCAGTTAGAATATACACCATTGGAGTTAGCATTTAATGTATGAACCACAAGTTGATGATTATGTAGTATGGGAACGCCCAAGTGGGGACACTGATGAAGGATGGGTATATTTTAAGGGTGATGTTGTTGACAATGAGAAGAGAAAGAAACATGGATGGAATCCACTCTCTCAGTATATTACAATAGAGATACATACATATCCAAAGACTGAGTGTGTTTATACAAGTGGTAAACCAATGAGGCATAAGAACATTCATTGTTTGTTGATCTGTAATAGAGAGAACTGGCAACAGTTGAGATTTGTAAAGACCCGAAGAGAGCAAGCAAGTTTAGATATGTACAAATCACAGGATGGAAGACACCCCGATTATTAACGATGAACGCATTAGTATTAAACTTAGAGAGAAGAATAGATCGCAGAGAACTATTTGATGCAACAAATGGTAATATGCTATCATATCAGTATTCCGAATATACATGGGATGGGAATGATGTAACATATGATAAGTTAAGAGAGTTAGGATTTAATACTGATAAGAGTTGGATAGATCCGATTGAAGAAACACATTTAACAAAAGGTGAGGTAGGATGTTTTCTATCTCATTGGTATGCATGGAGATACTGTGTAGAATTAAATGAACCATTGTTAATATTAGAAGATGATGCTGTAGTCACAGATAGATTTGATGAGAATAAGATTATTACAAAATTAAATGAGGGATATAATTTAGTCTATCTGGGATGGAAAGAGATGGGTGAATCCAAACCATCCACACCACCATTGAATACTGTTATTGACCTATCAAGTAATCCGATGATGGCAATGGCTATGATGGGTGCAGTTCAGTCTCAAAATGCAGATGCAGCAACTTCAGTATTAAATTCAGTTCAGAGTCAATCTACTCTGGCGAGTGATGAGTTTGTTACACCTGATTATCCATATTGGGGATTAGCATATGTGATCACACCAGAGAGTGCCGCAATACTATTGAATGAGAGTATCAAGAAGAATATCATACCAGTGGATGAGTATCTACCAACGCAACTATCAAAACTAAAACCTATCGCATATAAAGAGAATGTAGTCGAACAAAGAGATCGAAGTGAAACTGGTACAGATATTACCACTGGTAGTCGGTATGATGCTTTCATTGATTTTGATATACATCCATTGACATTAGGTACAGATGAGAGTAAGTGTGCTAAGTTATTTGCCAGTGCCCAAAGACATGGATTTGAGTTTACGAATTTAGGAAAGAATGTAGATTGGATTGGTGGCGACATGCTACGCAGTCTAGGAGGAGGACAGAAGTTAAGAGCAGTGAATGAGTATATTCAAGAACTGCCTGATGAGGATGTAGTATTCTTCTGTGATGCCTATGATGTATTCATGGTGGATAGTCTGAATGAGATGGTCTATCGTTATCTTGAGATCGGACATCAAGT